GTGCGATTCGAATATGTAGATATTCGTTCGTTTTGCCCTACCAGCCCCAGGAGTGACGAAGAAATCCTCATCGTCCCTGGTTTGTGGATCGGGCATCCTTCGATCGGCGTACACATGGCCGCCACGTGAGCGACGAGCATCCGACTCTGTTAGAGTTGATACTCGTGTTTCACGACAGTACTGTGTGTACGTAGCTAGGACGCGGGTTAAAACCTCGTCTCGGTATTCCCGATAAGAGACACGCTCAGATTTTGAGAAGCTTTTCGTGATGGGGTCCCATTTCGGGACAACACACGTCTTGCGTTCCGCAATCCTTCCCGCTATCTTACGAGACAGTCTTTTCGGCGATAAGCTGAAAGTCTGAAAAGTAAAACCACCTTCATGCTTTCCAGGCCTAAGGAACCGACGATAGTCATCAGAAACGAGATGACCGTCGCCGAAACCGTCAGGGCCGTAGAGACGCATAGAAGGGTCGATCCGGGCTTCCCAAAACGCGGAGGAATAAAGATCCCCTTTGCGGTAGAAGAAGTTCCGGAGTCTAATGAAGTCGGCGCCGTTAAGCGCTTCTTTCACGTAGATAGGACGAACGTTCAACCCAAAAGCGTAGTCATGACCGCAACTCTCGCGAAAACTTCCTGACCAGAAACTTTTCTCCTTATTCAGGAGAAAGCCAAGGTCAGAAAGTACGCGTCGCAATAGAGGAACGCAATCCACTGGGACGACAATGTCGTCCCCGTAGACTAGTACTCTATAGCGATGAGAAGGGCATACTAGTTCTTTGACAGACTGAGCCAAAGCCCAGAATATCAGAGTCTCAAGGGGAAAAGTAAAACCATTCCCCATGGACGAGATCTTCTCAAACGTTAAGCGCTGCTCATCGCAAACGCCCTCACGTGTAGAGAGATCTCGAACTAGCTGGTACCAATCATCCGGAAGTAGGTGTTCGACCAACTTCGAGGAGACAGTATCAGACGCACTACTGAGATCGAGGGTGGCTGATTCCCCCGATATAGAACCATACATAGCAGCCCGCTGATTAGCGGACTGATCACGTATGTCTATGCCGACGCGTCGAAGACGCGCAGCCATCAGGTCGCCAAGACCGAGTTGATACATGCTATTGAGCGTAGGTTCTACGCAGATAGCACGATCGATCTTGGAACTTTTGGGCACGAACTGAGTCTTCGAGAGGTGTATTCCAACCTCCACGATTTCTCCATGTTCACGCGTCGCAGGATTAAAATCCCCTGAGACGGCCTCGTCTAGAAGACGAGGCGGGAAGTTCGTGCTACATTGTATGCCGCTCTTCAGTTTTAACACTGGGCAGGCGTTTTTCTTAGGCGTTGCAGTTGACGCCCCCGGCCCGAACCGACCGGATGTCAGAAGACAAAGGGGCGTGTCCAAGTAACTCACTGATTTTATATTGGGCTGTGTGAATAACAGCCTCAACACGCGGATGAAATTGAAATCTCATCAGCGAGTGAGCACGAAAACACGCATTTGTCAGCGCACAGGCTCGTTCCGCGTCCCCGAATTTTCGGATGGCGGAACCTTTACGGTCCACCCCGAGATCGATGTCCCCCCTTTTTGTAAAGAAGGCGAGACATTGTCTGATGATGGACTGATCTGCGGCCGAAAGATCCAGAATGTCAGGATCAAGGTCACACAGATAAGGAACATCATTGCTAGTAACACCAGCAATGATATCGAGCCCTGCTGCCGCCCAACCAGACTCAGAGAGCCGATCGAGCAGCGACCGCACGAAAGTGAACAGTATTTCATTTGTTCGCTCCGTTGTGAGTTGGTGACCAAAAAAGGAAACCTCAGGCATAGCCTGTATTACTTCGCCTTTAGAAA